ATACGCATTAAGGCTTTTGCCTTTGGACTTCGCATAGTCCTGTATTCTCTCCTTATCCCCCTTGGGGACGCGAACAAGAAAGGTTTCGACCTTTTCTTTCAGATACCTGTCTTTTGTCTCTTGATACTTAGCCATAGCGTTTCCTTCTGTAATCAGAAAAAGTGTACAAATTTCTGATATCAGAATTAGAAGTTCTGTCAATGGATTTCTGATATCAGAAATTGTATAATACCTACGAAAGCAAGGGTACGGCGATGGGAAGTGTCCAGACGAGGGGGCTTCTCGTCTGAACACCCCCGCATTTGACCCGATACGGCTGCAGCAGTTCCGGGTTGGTGTACCGCGGACTGCGCGCCAAGCCCCGACGCTTCTTGACCTTGCGTTCTCACTCACGGCGCGGTTCCGTGTGTCCACGCATCAAACGGCCGGGTTATGGTGAGCCCGGCCTCGGGTACGGGAGGCAATATCGCAGCCCCGAGCATCGACGCAAGCGTCTCGCCCATTGGCCGCACCCCCTTTCTTAACCGGTTTCCCGGTGGATCAACTTTTTCCCCAGCAAGCGCACCCACCCCGCCCCGGCAGTAAAGCCGGAGCAAAGGCAGTGCCCGGAGGCAGTATGCGATTGGTTGTTGGCGCTTCCATTTTATACTGTCTCCTCCGGCCTGTCAACTTGAAATCTCATATTTATGAGATTTCACTCAGGAAAGGAGAGATTATGAGATCAACTAATACCTCGCCCCGCCATGCGTAGGCGGCATGTGTTCTGGCGCGTGTTCCGCTGCATGAAATGCGGCACGACCGCCGTTATCCCCAAGTATTCCCGCGCTACCTCAAAAGGCCATAAGAAGCATATGTATTGCTACCGCTGCCAGGCCGTGACAGGCCATGTGCAAATTTCCAAATGAAAGGATGATACCCCGTGAAGAAATACATAGTCCCCGCGCTTGCCCTCTGCGTACTGTTCAATAATGAGATTCTGACCCTCGCCGTCCTCTGCGTCCTCTGCCTGCCTCTGGCCGCGAAGTTCATCACCGTTTCTGCGGAGGTGGATAAGTAATGCCGCGCACCCGCTTTGATAAGCTCGCCGCCCCGAAGCGCGACCCCATAAAGGCAACGATCCTTGAACGCAAGGACGCTACCGATACCTCGCTTGAGGCAATGGCCGCCGCCCTGGGCGTCAGTGTCGCCACCCTGTCCCGTATGCTCGCCAAGCATACCGATGCTTGGCCGCTCGGCCAGATAAAACGGCTCTACCGCTTCTTCAAGCTGGACACCGCCGACCTGCGGGAGGATATACGGGCATGAGATATCTTCGTTGGCGGAATCCAAACCTCTGCCCCGGACATGAGACCTGCATCTGGTTCTGCGCAAGGACTCAGACCTGCGATTTCTGCTATATCACACATAAACGCCGCGGCTGTGCGCCGGACGAGAACTGCACCCGCTACCTCCCCTTGCCCCTCGGGAACTTCCCCACCGTCAGACGCGCCGTAATCTACCATATCGGGAAAGGAACGAAACTTATGCAGAATTGGCTCGACCGCAATCTTGACGTAACCCTTACCGCCGCAGGGCAGCCGCCCGAAGATACCGACTGCCGCGTCTGTGACGTCTGCGGCGAAGCGCTCGAAGATAAGTATTACGAGGGTGAGGAGGGCTGCGTCTGCGCAGCCTGTGCCCGTGAGAGCATCGAGAGCGCGCTCGACACCTCGTTCGACCAGATAGCCCAGTATTGCGGCTTCCGCGTTTGCCATGGCGAAGAGATTGTTATTTGACCCCGATACACATACCTATACGCTCGACGGTCGCCGTGTCCCCTCCGTCACGGAGATATGCGCCCCCGTCACCGCCGTCAAATACGGCAGCGTGAACTCCGCCCTTGTCGCGCAGGCGGCGCGCCGCGGCTCCCTCGTCCATGAGTATTGCCAGTGTATCGACTACGGCGTACACCTGGCGGAGCTGGATGTTGACCCCGCTCTCGCGGGCTACGTCAGGGCTTACCTCGCCTTCCTCGACACCTACCGCCCCGACTGGTCGATGATCGAACAGCCCGTGTATACCGAGGATTACGCCGGAACGCTCGACCGCTTCGGCATTATCCAAGGCCGCCCGTGCATTGTGGATCTGAAGACTACCACAGACATGGACAGGCTCTCTCAGATATCCCTCGCGCTTCAGCTGCAAGGCTACCTCGGCGCGGAGTCCCCCGCCCTTCCCGCCGTTCACCCTTCAAGGCGCATCGGCGTACAGCTTCGGCGTGACGGCTCCTTCCGCGTCCTCTCCCAGCAGCAGATAGTCCAAAAGCATTTTCGCGGAGCCGACCCCGCTGAAGCCTTTGACCGGCTCCTGAAAATAACCAAACTCATAGGAGGATATGAATGAACGAAACTACCGCGCTTGCGGCGTACAGCTTTTCCCCGCCGCCCGCAAGCATCGCCCCCAAGGGCAAGAATTACCTCGTCACCACAAACACCGCACTCCCTCACGTAAAGCTGGAGCGTGACGTAGACTTCGGCGTCATTCCGAAAACTAAAAAGCCGAGCCTTTATAAGCCCGGCGCGGAGAAGATCGCCCTTGCCTACGGCCTCACCCAGCATTACACCATTGAAAGCAAGATCGAGCAGATCGGCAAAGACCCCCTTTTCTATTATGCCGTCCGCTGTGACCTCGTCAAGATCATTGACGGCAGAGAGTACATCATAACCTCGTCTTACAGCTCCGCGAATAACAACGAGAAGCGCAACGGCTTCAATTCTCCGTGGGACGCCGCAAACGGCACTCTCAAAATGGCGCATAAGCGCGCCCTTGTCGGCGCGGCAATAGCCCTTTCCGGCTGCTCCGGTATGTTCTCTCAGGATATGGAGAACGAGGACTTCATGCAGAACGCCGAGGCCGTCATCGCCCCGACCGACCCCGAAAGCCCCATCACAAAGAAGCAGATCGTGCGCCTTTACGCCATCGCAGGCGAGGCGGGGCTGACCTCCGGGCAGGCCAAGCAGCGCATCGTCGCCATGGGCTTTGCCAGCACCAAGGACATAAGGCAGAAGGATTATGAGTCCATCTGTGAAAAGCTCTCCGCCCTCGCGGGAGCAGATGAAGGAGGCGAAGCAAATGCCAATTGAGCTGAAAACCGGCGAGACCTATTCCGCCGTCCGCGCCCGCTCCGGTGATAATTACGAGCTTGTCGTAGTTCAGGAGGAGGGCAAAGGCCGAAAGCAGATCACCATCTGGCCGACCAATTCGCCCTCCGGCGTCACCGAGGGCGGCAGCTTCCGCGTCGATGCTATCCAGTCCGTCAAGTTCACCTCCCGCAAAGACCCGCGCGGCAACTGGCGCGACGAAGTAAACGTCAATGCCCGCATAACTCCCACCATGTCATACCCCGCATATAAGGCGCAGGACGTCTCCGCCGAGGGCTTCGATGAGCTGCCCGATGGCTCCCTCGGAGAGTTGCCCTTTTGATAAACGACAGAAAGGAAAATGAAAATGGTAACGAATAAAACCTTCCGTAAGCTTCAGGAACGCTATGAAGCCAGTGCAAAAGCCCTCTTCGGCGCTGCCCGTGAGGTCGCCGAGCTGAAAAGAAAGCTCGATGCCGAGCGTTCAGCTCGTGAAGCGCTCGAAAAGCGGGTAAAGGAACTCACGCGCACCATCGCAGACGTTGAAGAAATCCTTCACGACGCATGACCCATGAGCAGACCGCATAACGGCAGTCTGCCGTCTGTAAAGGCGGTGCGATATGCCAAATAGGATAATCAAGGAAAGCATTCACAGCTCGGAAGATGTGAATAAGATGACGGACTTCCAGTTCCGGCTCTGGATTTCGTTGATTACGTATGTGGATGACTTCGGTCGGGGTGACGCAAGACCCGCGATAATAAAAGGGTCTTGCTTCCCCCTGCGGGACAGAATAACGGTCACGGACATAGATGCCGCTCTGAGAGCTTTGGCGGGTATAGGCTGCGTTGGCCTCTACAAAGTAGACGGAAAGCCCTACCTATACTTCCCAACATGGGAGTCGCACCAGAGAATCCAAACCAAGAAATCCCGCTTCCCCGCGCCCGAACTCGCTGACCCACCGTCATCCACCGTGAGTCACGGTGACTCACCGCCTGAATCCAAAGAGAATACGAATCCAAATACGAATCCAAAAGAGAATCCGAATACGAAAGAGAATGCGCGCGAGGCGCGCCGCTCGCATGGGAAATACAAATGGGTCAAGCTGACTGACGAGGAGTTCGCCGCCTTGGAAGCGGAACTCGGCCAAGCGGAGCTTGCCCGCTGCATTCAGTACGTGGACGAGAGCGCACAGGGGACGCATAATCGCAACGGTTGGCGCGATTGGGCGCTTACCATCCGGAAATGCAGCCGGAACCGCTGGGGACTCCCTCCCCTGCCCAACTCGCGTAACCGCGTCGTCACCCGCGCCGAATACGAAGCCCGCCCCGTGGAGCAGATCGACATGGGCGAGCTGAAGGACATCTTGGAGAAAATTTAAGGAGAACACATATGAACGAGAAAATAGTTACCAGTCAGGCAGAGCTTGACGCGATACCCGTAGATTACAACGGCAGAATAATCATAAAGTTCGGAACGCCGAGCAAGCGTGCAGTCGTGAGCAAAAAGTATCTGCGCTCCGTCGTGGCGTGGGAAAACAGCTCCGTCGTGGCGTGGGAAAACAGCTCCGTCGAGGCGTGGGACAACAGCTCCGTCGTGGCGAGGGACAACAGCTCCGTCGTGGCGTGGGAAAACAGCTCCGTCGTGGCGTGGGAAAACAGCTCCGTCGTGGCGAGGGACAACAGCTCCGTCGTGGCGAGGGACAACAGCTCCGTCGTGGCGTGGGAAAACAGCTCCGTCGTGGCGTGGGACAACAGCACCGTCTGGGCGTATAACAACAGCACCGTCGAGGCGAGGGACAACAGCTCCGTCTGGGCGTATAACAACAGCTCCGTCTGTGCGTGGGGCAACAGCTCCGTCGAGGCGTATGGCAACAGCTCCGTCGAGGCGAGGGGCAACAGCCAAGTTGTTGACGCACATAGACGAGGCAACATAGAGGTCTCCGGCAACGCCCGCATTGTGTATAACCCCGACAATATCACCGATTGGGCGTCGGCAAACGGTATCACCATAACCGACGGCAAAATCAGACTGTATAAGGCCGTACATAAGCGCGATGGCAAATACGTTGCCGATTGGGATAACGATTTTATATACACCATCGGCGCGGTCGCCGAGGCAGATGGATTCACCACAGACCCCGCTGAAGATTGCGGGCAGGGAATACACATGGCGACGCTGGGATGGTCTGCTACGTATGGGCGAGGCTGGGACGATATAGCGCTGCTGGAGCTTGAGGCCGACGCAGACGAGATAGTCGTGCCGCTGTATAAAACCGGCAAAGTCCGCGCCCCGAAAGCGCTGGTTATCCGCGAGGTGCCGCTGGAAGAGGCGGGCATTATGGGCAAGATTCTGGCGAAGAGGAGGAAGAATGGATAAAGAACATACAGCGATGGAGCGGCTGCGCCTCGCGTCGGACATGTCGCTGCGCCTGTATAAGCAGCCGCTTATGCTTACAGACTCCGGAGGCAAAGACTCTGCGGTGATATGCCGCCTCGCCGAAAACGCCGGAATCCCGTTTGAGATCGTGCATAACCACACCACAGCGGACGCGCCTGAAACCGTGTACCACGTCCGCAAGAGGGCGAAAGAATACGAGGGCAAGGGCATCAAGTACACTATCAAACACCCCACATACAAAGGCGAGCGTACCTCCATGTGGACACTGATACCTCAAAAGTTAATGCCGCTGACGCGGATTGCGCGGTATTGCTGCCAAGTCCTCAAGGAGCAGAGCGGTAAGGAAAGATTTGTCGTCACCGGCGTCCGGTGGGCGGAAAGCCCTGCCCGCAAAGCGAACCGCGACAGCTTGGAAATCCAGCGGCGCAACCGGGACGAAACGTTGCTCCTCAACTGCGATAACGATGACGCGCGGCGACTTTTTGAGTCATGCGAGCTGAAGGGCAAACGCATTTGCAATCCGATCGTAGATTGGACGGAGGATGATGTGTGGGCATACCTCGGCGAGCAGAAGGTAGAGGTTAACCCGCTGTACTGCGAGGGCTGGAAGCGCGTCGGCTGCGTTGGCTGCCCGATGGCGGGAAAAGCACGTTATGCCGAGTTTGCGAGATACCCAAAATTTCAGCAGCTGTACATAGCCGCATTTGAGCGTATGCTCGCAGAGCGCAAGCGGCGAGGCAAACTTGAGGGCAGCTGGAGCATGGGCGCAACAGGCCGCGATGTATTCCATTGGTGGATGGAGGACGGCGTTCTCCCAGGCCAGTATACGCTTGATGATATGGAGACAAGCGATGAATAAAGACTTGATGTTCTCGTCCGCGACGTGCGAGTGGGCAACCCCGCCGGAGCTGTTTAAAGCGCTGGATGCAGAGTTTGGTTTTACTTGCGACGTATGCGCCACAGCTGATAACGCAAAGTGCAAGGAGTTTTACTCGCCGGAACAAGACGGGCTTGCGCAGGAGTGGACGGGCGTATGCTGGTGCAACCCGCCATATGGCCGCGAGATTGGCAAATGGGTTCGCAAGGCAGCGGAAAGCCGCTGCACCGTCGTAATGCTTCTCCCTACCCGCACAGATACAAAATGGTTTCACGATTACATATACGGCAAGACGGAGATCCGCTTCATAAAGGGGCGGCTAAAGTTTGGAGATGCAAAAAACTCGGCTCCGTTCCCGTCAATGGTAGTAATTTTTAAACGCGAAAGCGAGAAAGGATAATTCATGAATTACAACGATATGCAAAATGCTAAAATCTGTGCGCCCTGCGATGGCGTGAATGCCCAGTCTATTTCCGAACCGCTCACGGGCATGATGGATCAGGCAAATAATATGGCAGACGAAATTCTGACGCAGGTGAATCGCGTGAAAGCCCTCCTGATTGCCGAGAGTAATCCCGACAAGGAAAAAGATTCTCCTCGGTGCTTCCGCGATGCTGTCAGTCTTCAGGTTTCGACGCTTAGGAAAATCGAGACCGAGCTGGTTGAGATCATGCAGGCGTTGGGGGTGTGAGGGGCTTGATGGACTGCTTCAATCATTCTTGCCCATTCCGCAGCAACGAAACCAGCAACGTGCACCATTGCGAGTGTTTGGCTTGCCCAAACAGATGTGGCCGGAGTGTACTGATATCGTCTGACCGCACCTTGACCGACGATGAGCTTGCAAGGATTAATACAGAACGGGCTAACGACGCCGACTACGGTGTTGGTGTTTACTGATAAGGAGGGCTGAATGGCTGAATATCATGTTGGATGCGGCGCATTTGGGATTTACGCGGGTACATTAAACAGTAAGAACAAGAACCTATGGCAGAACAAAACGGAGTGTACCGATGAAGCCTTATGTGCTGCGCGCGACTATTTAATACAGGAATGTCTTGGTGGCCTGCACAGTGGCAAGTCCTCTGGCGGTTATGAGTGGACGTTAAAAGACGGGAGAGTTGTCAAACTGCTTGTGGAGATTGTGGACGGAGGTGCTGACAATGGCTGAATACATAAGCCGCAAGGCGGCAATCGCTTATATCCGTGAGCAATCGGAAGAATGTCAAAAAGCGTTTGAAGAGCTTGGCGGGGAAAGCGGAATCTACGCAGACGCCTATAACGATTTGGCGGAGGACTTTTACAGCATTCCCGCCGCCGACGTTGCGCCGGTGGTGCATGGGCGGTGGGTTTCCCCTCACTGGAACAACAGCAATTATTGCTGTAACTGCTCGGAGTGCGGCGGAGAAGCGATGCACAAAGAGTACCGGTGGAATAGCAAGAGTATCTACCCTATCTGCCCCAAATGCGGCGCGAGAATGGACGGTGAAGTAGATGTCGATTAGCAAAAAAGTACGCGAAGCTGTGTATAAAAAATACGATGGGCATTGCGCATATTGCGGCAGAGAGATTGCATACAAGGATATGCAAGTAGACCATTTTCTGCCACTGAGGGCGTGGGGCATTGAAGATTCTGGCACGGACGATATTTCAAACCTTATGCCATCCTGTCGGATGTGCAACCACTATAAGCGAGCGAACTCACTTGAAGTGTTTCGCAGATATATCCAAGAGATACACAAGAAACTTCGGGAGAGATACATCTACAAGATTGGCGTTGTCTATGGGAACGTCATTGAAAATGAAACGCCGATATTGTTTTATTTTGAAAGGAACGGCGCGAGAATGGACGGTGAAGCAGAAAGGAGAACCACATGATACATTGGCTATGGGCGCTCGCGGCGTTTATCCTCGGCGGCTCGCTTGGCGCCTTGATAATGGCCGTCATTATCGGAGGGAGCCGCGGCGATGAGTAACAGCCCAGCTCCCCCCTCCCCGTCAGAGCGGGCGCAGGCCGAGGCGCTCTACCTCGAAAACCGGCGAACCGTCGGGGATGTCGTCAAGAAGTATTACCGGCAGTATCTCTTCGACGATGACGTCATGCAGGAAGCCCACCTTGCCTTCTGGCGCGCCTGCTGCGCCTATGACCCGTCGCGCGGCAGTCTCTACGCTCTGGCCGTGCGGTATATCCTCAACGAGATACGCCGCCTGCATATGATGGCCAATCTGCAATACAGGACGCCGCCCGCGCCTCTTATCCCGCTCGACGCGCAGGCGATGGACGGTGAAGGCTCGCCCCTGCACGAGATGTACGGCATCCAGCCCGATACAGGCTGGCTCGACAGCAAGGCTTTCCTTGCCTCCCTCACGGATAGAGAGCGGCAGGTCGTACAGCTCGCCTATTGCGGCTACTCTCAAAGAGAGATAGCCGCCCGCATAGGTGTTTCCCGCCAGTGGGTAAGCCAGTGCATACGACAAGCCCGCACGAAGTTCGATAAGTGCATATAGGAGGAATGATATGATACAAGTAGCAAAAGACGCTGATAGGTCAAAGGCTTACGGTTTTCATTGGGAGGTGATGCCCCGATGATATTCATCGGAATATAGACCCCGGCAAGAAAGGAGCGCTTGCCGTCATAGATACGGAAGCCCCTGCCCCCTTCGCCGTCCCCTTCAGCGAGAGCGGCTATCTCGACGTGTTGCGGGACACAGACTCCGGTAAAAGCATAGTCGCCCTTGAGAAGGTCGCCGCAATGCCCGGGCAGGGCGTCACGAGCATGTTTAACTTCGGCTGCGGCTTCGGGTGGATACAGGGCATACTCGAAGCTCTGCGCTTCCCGTATGAGCTCGTGCCGCCTCAGAGATGGAAAAAGGCTTTCGGCGTCACGAGCGATAAGCACACCAGCATCCGCGCCGCCCAGCGGCTCTTCCCCGGCGTGTCGCTGCTGGCAAGCCCCAGATGCCGGATAGAAAACGACGGCATGGCGGAAGCGCTGCTCCTCGCCGAATATGCCCGCCGCAATCTCGGCAGAAATACAAATGTCAAGGAGGAACAGCATGTATAAACCAACGCTTGAAGTAGTCCTGGACCCCGGCGCATATATGCCCCGTCAGGCGCACGAGTTCGACGCGGGCTTCGACCTGTTCAGCCCCATAGATACCATCCTTTGGGGCGGCAATACCATCACCATCGACACCGGCGTACATATCGCGCTCCCGCCCGGAACCGTCGGCATGATAAAGAGCAAATCCGGCCTCAATGTCAAGCATGACATTCTCTCCGAGGGCGTCATCGACGCTGGCTACACCGGATCCATCCGCGTCAAGCTCTATAATCACAGCTCCGTCGGCTATGATATTCGCAAGGGCGACAAGATATCCCAACTCGTTATAATGCCCGTCCTGTACCCTGCCCTGAAGCAGGTGGAAGCCCTTGACCCGACCGAGCGCAGTTCAAACGGCTTTGGGAGTACTGGAAGATGAAATACGATCTTGACGTCAAGCGCATCAAAACCGAAATGCGCCTGCAAGACCTGTCACAGGCGGATATCTGCCGTGCCCTCGGCACAGACCCGTCGAACCTGTCCCGCCTCCTCCGCCGCGGCACTGCCTATACCGACACGGTGGCGCAACTTTCGGGCGCTCTGCGCGTGTCCCCCGGCGATATCGTCCCCGCCCTGCGCACTCCGCGTAAGACCTTGGGGCAGCTCCTGTCCGCCGCCGTCATCCGCAGTCACAAGTCGCTTTCGGAAATCGCCGAGCTTGCGGACATCCCCGTCCGTGCGCTGCATAAGTGGGAAACGGACGAATCATATCCGAACCTGCTTGATGCCTGTTCGGTCGCCGACGTCCTGGGCTTGTCCCTCGACTCTCTTACAGGGAGGGCAGTGCAGTGACGCTCTACCTCTGCGCCAAGTGCAAAACGGAGTTGCTGCTGGAGCTTGAGCCGGTCGAGTCGAAGAGCGCTCCGGAGAAGAAGCCCTGCCAGTTCTGCGGCCGCGCCGCCTATGGCGATACATATCGCGTCTTAGAAAAGCGAAAGGAGAAAAACAATGGATTATAAGCAGTTCCGGGAGACCAACTCCGTTTCCGGTAAGGATATGATCTCCGCCCTGCGCGAGCTGTACCCGAAGTACGGCAAGGCAACGCAGTCCATGGTAGATAACCCCGAAAAATACGGCGTCCGTCTCCTCCCTGCCGCCGAGCGGCACTTGGCCGAGCGCTTCGTCGGTGAGCATGACGGGCACAAAGTCCCGAACCGCCGTAAGCCTCACCGGCTCGTTGTCTACCTCCCAGATGATCTCTATCGTCAGGTGCGCGCCCTCATTGATGAGGAGGGCTGCACCACGCAGGAGTTTCTGACCGAGATACTTGTGAAGTGGCTCGTGAACATCGAGGAGCTTTCAAGATAGTAAAACAGCCCACGGAATAAATCCGTGGGCTGTTTATTGCGTCAGTCCCAAAGTCTTGCCGCGAAGTGACGTGGGAATCCGCATCCCCGCCCCCTCACGAGTGTTTCCAGATGTCGTAGATAATCTGCGCGTCCGTCTCGGTATAGCCCGCCTCCTGTACCGCCGCGAATATCGCCTTCCGGCTCGTGCCGTCCGCGCCTGCGATGATCTTCATCGCCTTCGTCCACGTTGCAAAGGAAATCCCCTGTTCCTCCGCCGCCTTGTAGCGGCGAACCATGGCGTCCTCCTTGCCGTCGTCGTTCGGCGGGTAGTACACGCTGAGCGCCTTTATCTTCTCCTCACCCGTCAGATCGAGGCTGTTTATAGCCTCAAGCTTCTGCCAGTCCTTCACGGTCTTCCCGCCCGTCGGCGCAGTCAGCGACGAGACCTTGTCGTATATCGCGTATGCGCTGTCGGTGTCGAACCCGGCGCCCTTCAGGGAGTTGTAGCGCCCCGCATCGCCCGGCACCTGGCTGAAAAACGTGAACTGGTCGGTGAGTATCTTCCGCTGGTTCTGGGTGAAGCCCTCCCGCTCCATCCACGCCTCAAAGTCCGTCGCCTTGTCCGATGCCGTGTAGCCGCTGCGCTTCGTGCCGTTGAGCTCCTTGTACTTCTCGTATACGGTGTTCCACTCCTTGGCGCGGATGCCGCCCTTCTCGTAAGCCTCGGCCATGTCGTCCATGCGCGCCGTCGCCGAGGAGTTTTCAAGCATCCGCTTCGTCCCCGCCGTCAGCTGGTCATAGACCTTGAGGAACTTGTCCTGCGCCGAGTAGTCGTTCTGCTTCTTCGCCTGCGTGAACGCCGTCTTCGCTCCGAGGTATTCCCAAGCGTTCTTTGTCCCGCTCTCGTAAATGGAGTCGTACTTGTCGCTTGAGTATTCAACGCCGTCCTTGTCCTTGAAGAAGTCGCGCTTCGCCGCGTCGAGGGAAAAACTCGAAATCTCCGCCAGCATCTTTGCCCTGTCATATCCGGAGGCATTGCGGTAGATGTCGCTTGCAATGAGCTTCGATGCCAGCTCATAATACTTGCTGCCCTGTATCTTCTGGAAGTCCGCCCGCTCGTCGCCGGTGAAAGTATAGGTTTCGCCGTCATAGCTCACCTTGTACGGGGATTTGCGCGGAAAAACGCTGTTGTCTTCCGTCTCGGCATAAAGGGACTCTATTTCCATGTCGACGTCGGTCTTCTTGCCCTTGCCTTTGCTGAAGTTGCCGGGGCTTATGAAGTTCTGGAGTATGCGTTCCCCCAAGTTGCCGCGTGTGTTCTCCTCACCCTTCACGTTCACGCTTGCCGGCAGCTTCTTTGATGCAAACGGCGTGTTCGCCTGAAGCCGCGCTTTCGTGTCGTCTATCACGTCGCCGCCTGTGTAGGTCGAGCGCTTCGTCTCGTCGATGGTGCGGGCAATAGCTCCCGCAATTCCGGGCATAAACTGCGTAGCGCCGCCGATTATGATCTCTTCCAGCACCTTTTCAGTGGGGCTGCCCGGCGCCTTCAGAACTCCGAGTATGTTCTGAAAGAGCGACATGTTCAGCGCAGAGTCGCCGGAAGCGTAAACAGCGTTGAATACCGCATCGCGCCAGTCCTCGCGCCCCTGAATAGCGTCATATATTTCAGACCCGAATACAAGCATACTGCCTACGGGCTGCGCCCAGTCGTAAGCATAGTACCAGCCCCCGTCTTTGCCGCGGAGGGAATACGCCTGCCAGCCGTTGGCTTTCTGCCATTCGGCTTCGTCCTCGTCGTCCGGCTCTGCGCCTGTTATCTTGCCCATTGCTCGGAGTGCAAAACCGAGCGCCATCAGCGCCGAGCCGGTTGTCGCCTTTGATATCATGTCTATGCGCTGCGCCATTGTGCTTTTGCCCATGATGTTAGAGCCTAACGCCTTGAAAAAGCCCAAGGGGGAATAGTCGAGCGTGAGCTGCATTATGTTCGCCGGTGTAGTCGTAAATGGGAGCAGCACGTCTAGCGCTGCGGAAGCTACCGAGGAGTTGCGTTTCAGGTTGTTCAGCGCCGTTGCGATTGCGTTAGCGTTCTTGAAGGTCGCCTCCATCGCGTTTGCTGTGGCAAAGTCTATCGCCGCCTGCGTCACGTCGGCGCGGTTATGTATTCCCTGCGCCGCGCAATACTGCGCAAGGCAGTCGACAAATGCGCTCTTTACGAACGGTGCGTCGCCCGTTTCAAGGAGTTCGTATGTGAGCTGCCGCGTGCTCTCAAGTACGCTGTGCTGCATCTCTTTCCCGACTTTGCGTTCTATGAACTTCTGAATAGCGCCCTTCTTGAAGTAGGTGCGGTACTTGTTGATGTCCTGCCGCATGTCCCACTTGTTGGACTGCCCTTTGATATCGTCCTTGACCTCGTCATATACACGCCGCGCAAGCTCTTTCTTCGCGTCGCTTACGTAGCTTGTGCGGGTCTGCTCCGCCTTATCCATCCAGCCGACTGCCGTGAGGCCGTCCTGTATCGCACCTGAGAGATTTTCGGAGACCTTGCGCATTCCCATCATGGGGATATTCGCCGCGATGTTCTTGATCTGCGTTCTAGGGTTCAGCAGCATACCGATACGGCGTATCTCCGTCAGCTTTTCCCAGAGTCCCGCGGGCATTTCCTCGCCTACGCGCTTCATCACCTGCTCGTAAACACTTTCAAATGCACCGTCCTGCTTGAAGTCCGTGTTCTGTATCTGCTCTATCTCTGCGTCGGTGAGCGCGGCTTCCCATTTTGCCGCCTTGCGTGGGTACTGCTCTGCAACAGCCTTGTTTATTTCCGCGAGTCCCTTGGCGATGGTCTCCATGACGTCAAGCGGGCTTGCGCCTGTCTGGCGCAGGAGTTTTGCCGCCTGTATAAACTGTCCCGCCTTTGTCAGCTCGACCGCGAGGTCGGACGTTATCTCCCTCGCCGCCTTCAAGTCGGTCTTGGCAAGCTCATTTGCAACCATTCTCCCCAGCGGGAGCATTTCAGGGGCAAGCTTCTGCCCGTTCTTTGCCGCTCCTATCGCCTGCTGAAGTTTGCTGCGCGCCGAGTCAAAGCTCTCTGCGTATATGGCGTTTGCCTTGGCAAGCACGTCCTTGTTGGCAAGAGGTTCGTAAGTGTCCGGAGATTCCCTGTGGCTCTCTCGCAGATCCTCGTTCATCGCTTCGTCAGTCGCAACATTTTCCGAAAAGCCTCTTATGCGCGTGCCCTGACTCTCCGCTTTTGCGGCACGGTTATAGCGCCCCGTGTCATAATCGACGCTCTGTTCTGTCTCCTCGGTCTGCGCCGCCGGTATCATGTCGGGGGTAGAGGCTTCGGCATTGGCGACGCGCGAGTCTCCTGCTATATCGGCATTTGCAGCCTTGGAGGCTGCTTTTTTTATGCCCTCTGCGTTCTGCGAGACCGTGCCCGCCTGCGCGTCGGAGTTTAACCGCGCAGAAGCGCCCGTGTCGGCGTTCTCCTGCGTGGGTGGTGCGGAGATATCCCCCGCCGCAGTCTGCGCCTCCTGCGCGCCCTGAGCGCCGTTCGCGTTCTGCCCCCTGCCGCTGTTGATAGCGGACTGCAAGGCCGTCTGCCCGCCGCCGAGTATGCCGCCGACGATGAGCCCGCCGAGGGCTTCTTCCTTGGCTCGCTTCGGGTTTATTACCGCGTTCTCGTCGGTTTCCGAGTAAAGCGGAACGTCGTTCGTATAAAGCCCGCGCAGTCCTTTCTCGGCCATACCCTGAAGGACTTCTTCCGTCGCCTCGCCCGCCGTGCTCTTTACCCACTGCATGACGGCGCTCTTGTTGCCCTTTTCGAGCGCATCGCGGAGCTGCTGCGGCAGCTTCTGAATACCGCCCATCGCCTCGTCGGAGCCGCCGACTTCAATCGTAGCGTTCGCAAAGCCGTTGAGGAGCGCGTAGAGGTTCGCCTGCTCCTCCGTCGCGCCGTCGGCCAGTGCCTCCTCGTAGCTTCCGCCTGCGGACTGCGCGAAGGCACTCATCCACGCGGGGGACTTCATCATGTTCTTCGTAGCGTCCGCAATTGGGATGAGCTTTTGCGCCGCGCTGCTGCCCTGTGCTATGGCCGAAGCCGTCTCAAGCCCCGCTCTCGTCCCCTGCGCGCCGGCGCTTGCGCCGCCTGTCGCAAAGGCCAGCACCGCGTCAGGGATAGCGGCCACGACTTCGGGCGCATATTTCCAAGCGGTCTTGTTGAGCCTGCCTTCCTCAATGCGCTGCTGAGCTATGGCGTCGTTCTGCGCCAGCACCTCAGCCCCGCGCTTGTTATATCTCGTAATCCACGGGTCTTCGTCCTCGAAGCCCCAGTTCGGGTTTATCGTCTGAAGGGTAGCGTTCACGAGCGCCTTGCCCTGCTTGGCAATGCCGCCGAAGAGCCAATCGGCGGTCTGGGCTATCCGATGGTCAGCCTGCGTCAAACCCTGCTGAGTTGCAAGCTTCGCGTTGCCGAGGGCGTTTTTCAGCCGGTCGCCGCCGGTGTATACGCCGGTCTTACCTTCAGCCTCGTCGAGCTTGCGCAGCTGTTCTATTATGGGCTTGCGCTGCGCGTCTATCTCGTCGCTCTGCTCCGTGGTCGTCACGTATGCGGCGGCGTTGTCGAGCCTGTCTAGCTCCTTTTGCAGCTTCGCGCGCTGTGTCTGCTGTGGAGCAGTCCCCGCGGCCTTCGTCGCGCCGAACGGGGCAAGTATGCCCGCCAAGCCCGCCGTTGAGGGGGAGTTTGAAACGGTCTCGTTTTTCGGAGTGATGTCCTCCGCAGGCGTAGCAAGGTATCTGAGGTTTTCTTCTCTGCGTCGAGCTTTTTCGCTCAGCCCATCAGTTTGCACTTCCTTAGTGCCAGTAATACTGGATCCGTTTGTGGCTCCGGTATCTTTTGGCAAACTGCCGCCCGCAAGGTATCTGAGGTTTTCTTCTCTACTTGCCATAATGACACCTTTCTGTTATCTGAGTGCGTCGAGGTTCCGCCCACCGCCGACCGAACCGCTAATCTTCTGGCCTCTCTGCGCCATTCTTTTGAGTTCGGCCATTCGCTCAATTTGAGAGTCGGTGTATTTGTCGGGGTTTGCGTAGGCATCTGCGGCGAAAGCCTCTGCCTGTCTGAGAGCCGAAAGCGTGTCGCCCTTATTGATGAGTTCCATCATATCCGTGAGGTTAAGACCGTTGCTGGTATAATCCTGCCCATATTTATCATCAGTGAAAGCCTCACTGAGCGTTTTGCCTCCGGTCGCCTTGCCGCCGGTCGTCTTGCCGCCGGTGCGCTTCCCGGTCAGCCTTGCATACTCATCTGCGCTTATCTTGCCCATGCTGTAAGCAAGCTGCGGGTTCGAGTATATCCAATACTGTGCCATGTTGTTTGCAGCGTCGTCGCCGTAAAGCTTTGCGTAGCCGGAGAAATCTCCGTAGCTTGCAAGAGTCTTCGCCATAGCCGCGTCGCGGTTCTCCTGATTGCTGTACTCATCCATAAGGGCTTTTGCGCGGTTGTAGTCGTTCTCGGCTATCGCCTGAGCAACTGCGGACTTGTACTGCGTCTCAAGCGCCGCCATCTGCCGGTCAGCTTCCGTCAGTGCGTCCGCCTCCGCCGTGCGGAGGTTGCCGTAATCCCTCTGCCAAGTGCTGTTCTGGGCGAGCGCCGCCTGCGACGCCGTGCCGGTGTTGAGGCCGCTGCCAGCCGCCTGCTGGTTGAAGTTCCGACGGTTGCGCTCATACTGCACCGCGAGGTCATTCGCCCTCTGCTGATACGTCGGTGATATCTGGTTCTTGGCCTCCTCCTGCGTCTGCCGGTTCTGGTTCTATGCGCTCTCAAGCTGACTGAGCGTAGCGGCTTTCTGAGCGTCGTACATTCCGTTTATAGCAGATGCACGGTCGGTATTGTACTTGTTGTAGGTTTCCTCAAAGGTTGCCATGCCTTAACCTCCTATCAGCCGCGCCCAAGTCTGAGCGCCTATGATGCCGTCCTGCTGCAAGCCGCAGGCGCGCTGGTACGCGATAACCGCGTTGCAGGTGTCCTGCCCTATCTCGCCGTCAGCGCCGCACCAGCCGCAGGAGTAGCCGCGCCCGATGAGGAGCAGCTGCGCCGAGCGGACACACTCGCCCTTGTCGCCATAGCGCAGCAGCGGAAGGCCGGTGACGGTAAGCGTTGAGGCGGTCGTCGGCGTAGTGGTTGCAGGCTGTGACGGAGTGGCAGCAGCCTCGTAGCTTATCCAGCGGGGCTTACCCCACAGCCCCCAGCCGCGCCCCGCAAGCTTGGTCTTGACCACGCCGCGCGCGTGGCCGGTTGCCTCTACGACGTCGCCGCCGCCGACGTAAACACCGACGTGGGACATGTCCCGCATAAACACGCACACGCCCGGTATGTCGGGCATGGTGTCGATGCTGCCGCTTTCGGGGCAGGCCATGAACAGCCCGCTTACCGCGACGTCCTGCGGCGCCTTGTATATAGGCTCGCTGCCCGGAGTGTCACACCAGAGGTAGCCCTTGATGAGGCCGACGCAGTCGTGCACCTTCTGGCCATACTGCTTCTTGCACTCGTCGCCATACGAGCCATACCTATCCGGGTACTGCTCACTCTTCTGCGCGAGCAGCGCCGCCGAGGCCGTCTGCCCGAAGGTGCCCCACCAATACGGCTTCCCCAGTTGTGCCAGCGCGTACTCAACAAGTCCAGTGTTTGTCTTGCTCATCTTGTCCTCCTTATCAACACGGAACTATTCGGATTCCGGTGTCCTTTTTAAGCTGTTCTTTTCCATACATACACCGCCAAATAAGGTGGCATATTGTTGTGGGCTTCTCCACCGCCGACGCTTTCCGTCTTACACATTTCTGCGCCCCAAGTCTTTTTAGTGTCAGAATTTGCTGGATAACCTATGGCAGCATCACCATATTCTCCGCTTGCATTTGGATAAGCAATCTTATGTCTGTGCGCTGGGATTTCATTTTCTGCCAAGGTATGAGTTGCTTCGCCGCCAGTTGAACCGCCTGCGTATGTATTACCAGCCGCCAGCAGAAACACATCTTTGATTTGCTCCCATGTCCCGAAGCCAAACAGTGTGCCGGGATTTGTGGCCGCTGCCGACATATAGATAGCGCCGACCGGGTAAACATCTTCAAGCGATATTGCTGGTATAGTACCCACTATCTCATCACCTGCTGCGTTATGTGCAGTATACCCCGCCTTGAGTGCCGCTGGCTCTACCGTGTCCGCCGTCAGGTCAAGCTTAACTTCGCCATCTATAACAACCTTGCTTACTCCCATGTCAGCCTCCTATCGTGAGGGTTATTCCTCCTGCCGCATTGGCAGCTTCCGAGACTGGTATTGCCGCGACCGTCACAGATGAAAGGCAGTTATAGCCGCTGTCAGGCAATATCTCCTGACTTGCAAAGCTTGGAGTGACCGACTTCACCTGCGGCTTCATTTCATCGGAGCCGGACATAGTGCCTGTCACGCCGAGCACAGTCACACCCTCACGGATGTTTTCGGGGATAAGCTTTGCTTTCTCCGCAGCCGCTATCTGCGCCTTGCCGCTGCCGTCGTGAAAGCCCATGGGAATGGGCGGTGTGCCGTCCTTGGTAGCTATTTCAAGTGTCTTTGCCCCGTTGTTCGGCATTGTGCCGGTCAGCTTGGAACCTGCCACATAAGCGGTTTTATCCTTGAGTATTTCCGCCGCAGTCGCCGTCGCGTCCGAGGTGTTCGCGTCGTTCGTGTTCGTGCCGACGATTGGCGCTCCGCTCTTGTCGTGTGCTTTGATACCCTTCTTCAGGTCAGCCGCGGTTATGTCGTCGCCCGTAAGGTCAAGCTTTACCTCTGTGCCGAGTATTACCTTGTTGATCTATTCAGCCATAATATTCGTCTCCTAAAATAAGAGTTTTCCCGCCCGCATCATTTGAAACTTCGAACTGCGGGATTTTCTGCACTGTCACGTCGTCCAGCATTGAGCGTCCCTTCGTCTCCAGCACCACCGGCTCGTAAGTCTTAGGCCGCACGTCATATTCTCCGGTATATTTTGGCGACGTGTCGGCCGTTATCTTTATTCCGAGGTCAAGAGCGAGCTGTGAGCCTGCGCCGATGTTGGCGCTTATCCGCCGCACCCGCTGCATCTTTGCCGTCACGGTTCTCATCACAGCACTCTCCTCGTGTCTGTCGCTACGACCTCTATCTCCCCTGCCTTGAGTACGCCCGACACAGTGCCGTCGGCAAACTTAGGCCGTATCAGAAGGTCGTATCTGTCCTCTGCCATAGCGAAGCTCTCTTCCTGCGTCAGCGGAAACTGGAACTCGCCGTTGGCGTAGCCCAGCTCGTCAGGGTAGAGCTTGGATATGCCGCCAAGAATGACCTCCATCGCCTCGATATCCGCGTCCGTGACAGGCTCGCCGTCAGCTGTCAATGCTATCGGTATGAGCTATGCGTCGCCCTGTAATATTGTCATGTGTCCTCCTTATGCCAAGCTGTGCCAACTGCTGCCGTCGTCTATGTGCGGGGTCAGAAGCTCCCATGCGCTGCCCGTGTCTATGTACGGCAGATACATGTCATAGTCCGAGCCGTTGTCTATGCGGATTCCGCCCGCAAAATCTGCCAAGCTCGTGACCGTGAAGCTCGAAGTCGCCGTGGTGAAGCTGTTTGATGCAGTCCAGACGGGCAGCACAAAAATGTAATACGTCGTGTTCGGGAGCATGTCGTAGCTGATCTCCCCGTCGAAAAGCCATGTAGTGTTGTTGGCCGGATGAGAAGCCGCCAGATTTGCCGCTGTGCCGGTGTACACACTGTTCTCCGGCGACGTGGAAACAATGGCCTGCGCTCCCGCCGCATAAGCGGTGTTTGTCGCACCGTTGTAGCAGGCCGTCGTCATGCTGATTTTGAGCTTGCTGCATCCGGCGCTGTCCGTGGTCACGGTGATCCGCGACCAGTATTTATAGTTGCCGGTGCTGCCGAGCGAGCGCCCGTCAACTCCGGCACTGCCGCCGTTCCGGTATTCGATACTGTAAGATGCAATGCCCATTAGATCATGCCTTCTTGAAGAAAATTCTGCCCTTCGTCCCAGCAGCCGGAAGCTCGTCACCTATGAGGTCGCCGTTGGAGTAAGGGAGCACAACCACGCCGCCGAACAGGGTACTGATGATGTCGTCCCCCAGCTTTTCGCCGGTCACGGATTTCGTCGCCAGCTTCTCACTGGTCACAGCACCCTGCGAGATTTTGCCCGCAGTCACGATGCCGCTCCTGAGCTTTGCCGCGGTAATGCTGTTGTCGTCCATCTGGTCAGTGCCTACGGCCTTGTCTGCTATCTTCGCTGTGGTAATGGCCTTGTTTGCTATCTTGGCCGTGGTAATGGCCAGCTCCGCAATAGCCGCAGTCGCAACGGCGAGCGCTGCTATCTTCTCCGCCGTTACAGCGCCCGTGCCAAGCTTGCCCGATGTCACCGCGCCGTCCGCTATCTTCGCCGAGCCTACCGCGCCGTCCGCTATCTTGCTTCCGGTAACCGCGCCGTCGGCGAGCTTCGCCCCAGTGAGGGAAGCGTCGGGAATGCTGCCGACTGCCGCCTCGCTTATCTGCTCTTCAAGCTTTTCCAGCGCCGCCTGCACAGTTGCTATGCCGGTAAGCCCGGATATTGCCGCTATGCCGAGGTTCCCGGCAGCAGCGCTGCCCTCAAGCGCGGGGAGCAGAACGGTGTTTATCCACGTCTTGATAGTGTTCCCGGCCTTGTCGAACGTCGCTTTCAGCTGGTCGGCGGAAAGCCCGTCAACGTCGTTCGGCTCGTCGTCAAGCTTGCTTATCTATGCAATATCTTCTGTCAGTTTGGTAAATGCCATTTTTTCACCCCTTCGTATATCCGGTAAACCTCACTCGCATATCCGCCGCGAGTATCGTGCATGTCGTGTCAGGCTCCGCCGCCATGAATATAAGCTTATAAAAGACGAACTTCTTCGCCTTTATCTTCAGCCTTGTCATATGCGGCTTGCGGTTCGTGCCGAAGCTCCAGTTCCGGAAGTTCGCGCGCCTGAAGCTCGCCATCTGGCTTGCAACAATCTTTTCGGCGTAGGTGCTTTTTCTGTCTGTCTGCGCCGTAACGGTCACTTCGCCGTTTGCCTCCGGCTTTATGCCTACCCATATCTGAGCGGAGTATTTGCGCATGTAATCCTGCCCAAAGCTCATCGAGCCGCTTTCCCAATATGCGTCGATAGCCCGCCCGTCGTCGGTGATATGCTCGTAGCCTAAATGCTCTATCGCGCCCCCTGACGTGCCGTAGTAAAGCGCACCGTGGAAGTTTGCCATGCATACCGCGTCAAAGCCGTCGTAGCAGTACCAAGCGTCCGCCGCGTAGTTCTGCACAAGAGCCTTGCCGTTATAGCAGATGTAATACTCCTGATTGTCGTTGTCGTCCCAGCAGTAGCATTTTGCAAGGTCAAAGCCGCCCAGCGTCGCGTATATCCGGTCGCTTATGCGCTTTGCCTGCCGCTCGTCCGCTGTCAGGTTCGAGGAGTAGCTGCTGTTGTTCCGCCACTCGAAAGCGTCCTTACCGTGCAGCGTTCTGGGCGAGTTCAGCACGAGGCGCGTCTGCCCCAGCGCAGCGTTGCCTATCGCCCTGTTGATAGGAGATACATAAAAGGCTTTCGTCGTTGCGCCGTCGGCCAGCGTAAGCTCGCTCGTGCGTATGCTCCATGCGCTGCTCGACTTGAAGGCAACGAGCGTGGAGTAATGCCGTATCAGCCCGGTGATGGGCGTGTTCGCATCGCCAACGTTCACAACGTTCAGGTCGGGGAAATAGTCCGCCCTCGGCTTGCCGTCGTAGTCAAGCCCTGAGTATATCGCCTGATTGCTCCCGTCGCCGTAGAGGAAAACCCGCGTGTCCTGCGCGCCGTCGTAAAGCTCGCTGTACCGCATCGAGCTTACCTGTGTGCGGAAGTTTGTCGCCATCGTCCAGCCTATCTCAAGGCTGTTTACGCCGAGTGCCGGGACTCCAGTAAAGGTCACTGTTCCTGCTGTCAGGTCTGCCGTGTATGCGCTCGCCGCCAAATTCTCGCCGGTTTTCAGGTCTTTCACATAGTCGAGGCTCTGCAAACCGCTTTCCGGCAGCGTGAATTTCGCCGCCTTGCCGTCCGGGGATATCCAACAGCGCCGAGTGCCTACGAGCTTGTTTACCTCCTCCAGCGTTTCCCCGCCGCCGCTCGGAGGAACGGCTATCGTCACAAGCGGCCTGTACCCGCCGACGTCCGAAAGCGTCGTGCCGTCATACTGCTTGTATTCGCTGCCGTTTATGAGGTAGAGTATTTCGGAAAAACCGAACATGTGTACCTCGTTCGTGGTGTCGATACTGCCTATCTCGGTCGCAGCGAAGGCTCCCGTCTCCGCGTTCCACAGACGCCAGAGCTTGCCGCCGCAGGCGGCGATGAACTCCTCATTGCCGTTTATGTAGCCCGTCCACATGCCCCGTACGGGGGAGGATCCGAGGCTTGCAATCTTCTTGCTGCCGGGTCTGCGGCGTAGATTCCCATCTCGCGTAATGGCAAAGTTGCGCATTGCCGCCGCCTCGCCAAGCTTCAGCTTGGTGTCGCCGTCGGGGTTCTCGTTCAGCCCCAGCCATGCTTTTATCTGGAATATCTTTTCGCTTGTGCTGCCGCTTATAGTCGCCATTTATCCGCCTCGCTTCACCAGCGGGCAAAGTCGCCGCAGCCCAGCCCGCCGTATATATCCTCTATCGGCTCAAATTCCTCCGGGAAGCCCAACCGAAGCATCGCTTTCAGCTCGTCGTAGCGCTGCTGGAAGAAACTTGCCGAGGCCGGGTTCTCGTCTATGAGCAGGTGTGCCGCCAGCCCGTAAGGGAGCACACTGCGGCATATGTAATCATCAAGTCCGATGCTGCTGTCAAAATCACTTATCGCCGTTACGATCGGGCGCTTGCCCTCGTTTCGGCTCTTGTATGTGTCGGAATACGGGTAAACCTCGCCTATCAGGATGTTAAGGACAGGCAGCGTCCGGTTTTTGTATTCCTTGGTGTCCGCCGTGTCGGCGGCTCCGCTCGCCTCGTTCAGCTCGTCCATGAGAGCCATTGAGGCTTCAAATACGTCCTGCGCAGTCGTCATTTTTTATTCGCTCCTTTTGAAAAAGGGCAGAGCATTGCTCTGCCCTTTATTGGATCAGGTCTTCACCGCATCGTAGCTGCCGATGGCGGAGCTGGTCTTGCCGGTCGCGTAGGCGTATGCTCTGAACGTGGTGTTCTCCGTGATGGTCACAGCCGCGCTGTAAGCCTGCGCAGTCGCCGAGGTCTTGGGGTTGGTGCCGTCAGTGGTGTACTTGATGCTTGCGCTGTCGGCGCTCGTGATAGTCACCTTGTTTGAGGCGGTGGAGAAGGTCGGAGCCTGAAGCACATTGCCTGCGTTCTCGCCGTAGACATAGATGCCGTCTGCGCTCTGCGCCAGCACGAAGCTGTCGTAGCGGACGAGACCCTGCATACGGACGCCGCACAGGTCATCGGAGTCGTCCTTTGCGCGGAGCATACGCATCTTTACGGGGTCTGCCGTCGCCTGCTTGTACTTGACCATGAAGGCCACACCGGCCGGGAAGCGGTTCTTCGGAACCTTGATAAGCGGGCTGCCCTCGACCTCGCCGATCTGGCGTTTCTGGATGAACTCCTTCGCGCCCTCATACTTGAACTCGTCCGCAAGCTTGTACTTTACGGCGTAGTCGCTGCGTATGAAGGTAACGCGGTTTTCCATCGGGACGCCCGCGTCATCAAGCGCGGCGTGAGCGTTCAGCAGCGCCTCGACGATATTGGTCTTGGAGATAGCCGCCGTAGCGACAGTGCCGAGACCTGCGCCGTCTGCCCAGCGGGCGAAGCGGTAGGTGTCGATCTCAGGGACGTATCTCTCGTCCCACATCTGCTTGAGGTAGGCCGCGCCCTTCTTGAGGAAGTTCTGATCCTGCACGTTGGTCTCGTCAAAGGCCTTGTCAAAGCTGCGCTTCTTGGTCAGCGTGTAGGAGTTGGCCTCGTCGTCCACCTCGGTCATAGTGCCGAAGCGGTTCGCGTTTGCCGCGGGGTTCTAATCGTTCAGGGGGTCGGTGAGCAGAGTCAGGGTCTTCAGGGTGTTAACGCCCGTCCACTCCCAGTTGGTGCCGCACCACTTGTCGGTGATGGAGCCGGTCGTAAAGCGCTTCTCAAGGCGAGGCGCCCACTTGTCCATAAGATTTATAGTTGCCATTTATATTTCCTCCGTTAATGGCTCCCGGAGGCGAAAAATCAGTCGTAGGGTGAATCTTCCCATGCGCTGTCGAAGATGTCCTTCGCCTTTGCGCCGCTGCTTTTTCTGCTCCCCGTGGAGCGTTTTCTGTTGTCCTCGTTGCGCTCCATGGCCGCGATCTTGGCCTTGAGCGCCGTGTTCTCGTGTCTCGCGTAGATGTCCGCAAGGTCGCCTTTTCCGGCGGAAAAATCCTGCCATACCTTGGCGGGTATATCCTCGGCCTTGACGTCGGGAAATTCCCTTGCAAACCGTGCGAAGCTCTCCTTGCGGGAGTCCTCCGTTTTAGCCTCTGCGGGCTTCTCTTCCTTCGGGGGAGCCTCTTCCTCGGCCTTGGGCGCGCTCTTGTCTTTCTCGCTGCGCTCGCGCTGCACCTTTATCAGTGCTTCGGCCTCGGTCATCTCCTTGCCGTTTTCCTTCTCTTTTGCCACAAGGCGCTGTGCCCGAACCGTGTCTATCAGCTCCGAAACGGTCAGTCCGGAGCCGTCGGCAAGCTCCTTGAGGAATTCTCGGTAAAGCCGCAGTTCCGGGCGGATGCTGTCGCGTTCCTCTCGAATGCGGTCGTAATCCATGCCCTTCTGTGCAAGCTTTATAACCTCTTCGCGGTCAACGCTCCGTGTCTCCTCAAGGTGCTTGAGCTCAAAGCGCTGGTCTGCGCTCTCACCCTGCTGCCCCTCCGGTTCCTCGGCTCCGTCGTCCGCGCCCTCGTCGTGAGGGTCATCGGCAGTGTCGGTCTCCTCCGCCTCCTGCTCGTCAGCCTCGGCGCCCTCGGCCTCCTCCTGCTCTGCGGCGGGTTCAGTCTCCGCGGCGGGATCGTCATCCCAAAACGCGTCGCTGTCTGCCCAGTCCTCAGCGCCTTCGGTCTCAACTGCTTCGTTAATCTCTTCGTACATTCAATTCTCCTTGTCCGCTATGGTCGGCGGTCTATGTTACGGCATTGGTCTATGCCGGTGGATATATTCTTATAGAGACGGGAAAAGGCTTTCGCCTTATTCCCTGTCTTCTTCCGAGTGTTCGGGGAGATGCGCCCCGCCGCCGGTTTTGGCGTCAAGCGTATCCTTGTAGTTCTTCAGGCTCCTTTTCAGCCATTCGGGAATGGGTGCGCCGAGCTTTCCTGCGTTTTCAATAATGGAGCCCAGCTCAGTTACGATGTACCACAGCAGCACGACCGGCGTCACCAACACGCTGTAATCTATGCCGAAGTCTATTCCGGAGCCTTTCAGTATCACGCCTATTGCGATATCGCACAGTGCCGCAACCAGCACCGCCACTATCTCGCCCAGCTTGTGCCAAAGCCCCGCTCTTGCAACGGCGCTCGACCATTCGCCGTTGGATTTTGCCGCCCACGTGCCGGTGATATAGTCCAGCAGTACGCAGCCCAGCCACACAATTATCGCCCAGCCCAGCCAGCCCCAGAGAGCCGTCAGGAAAGCGAAAAATGCAGCTATCGCGGCCTTTATCTCAGCCGCCTTGTCAGGTGCATTCATTTTCTTTTCCTCCTGTCAGATAAGTCCTTGAGTCGAACCCGACTCCAACACCTTGCGTTGCAGATCAGAGAATCCGCCGCCCGTGGGGATTTCCGGCTTTGCCTGTGCCGCCACGTCGCCGGTCGCCGCGTTGGGTGGTGCTCCGGGCGGAACCGCGTTCATGGCCTGCGTTGCTTTCAGCTCGTTTATCAATGCCCGGCGCGCCGGTATATAGCCGTCGGGGATTCTCTCAAGGTACTGTATTGCGTTGATATGCCCGTTCATCAGCAGGTTATCCAGCGTCTGGATTGACGCTATCTCGGAGTAGTAGGAGCTTGCGCCAACGTCGAGCTTCAGCATCATCGGGTGGAATTTCAACGTGTCAAAGTCGAATTCCGCAATGATGGAGTCCGGAACCGGCATTCCTGCGAATTCATACTGCTGCCGTATCTCCGGCGTAGGCTCCATGTCAACCGCGCGCACTCCGTAGTAGGCGGACATGAAGTCGAGGTATATCCTGAACAAGTCCTCCACCGCCTGATAAAGGTTGAGCTTCGTCATCTCCATCGGCGTGGATGCCGCGCGTTGAAGCGCTATGATGGCGGAGGTATTGTCGGGGCGAGTGTCGCCGAGCGCAACGCTCGTAGCGCCGAGGCATTCTTCCGTCTGCTTTACCGCCATGTCGATGAACTGCGCCACCTGCGGGGATATGGAGGCAGGGTCTATCACCTTCGCCACCGTTGATACGTCGCCGCCCGATATGCCGATTGCCGTGCCGACGCCGTTGTCCCAGCGCTTTATGCGGGTCTTGTCGTATATCCATTTCGGGAACGCCGTGCGGAGCATCGAGAGCATTGCCGCCGCCCAAATCTTGTTGACGAACATCTGGTTCGGGGTCAGTCCCGTCACCATGCTCTGCCCGTGATAGCAGTCCTGCACGTAGTCCCAGCTCAGCCAGCAGATAGGATAAAGCGAAAGCTTCGTGTCTATCGGGGCAGTCACGCCGGAATTACGCGTGAATTCATACTGCCATATGTGCCCCGTCTCCTCGTCGCGCCACAGCAGCAAAAGCACGGTCGTCTTGTCGTCCGTCACCTTCGCCGTGTCAACGCTGTCGTCTTCACAGTCGGGGCTGATACTCGGCCACTCGGCCATCCCGTTTTCCTTCGCCCTGCGGCGGACGATGCGGGTTATCTCGCGGCTGCCTATCATTATCCACGGCTGGGTCTGGACGCGCCGGTCATTCGGGTTCCCGAAGTACACCCGCGTGTTTTCTACTATCTCCGTCCGGATCATACCCTTGGACTGCTGGCCGGTCTCCGCGTCGGCGTCCCAATAGGTGTACAGGCAGCCGTCGCCGTCCACCGCGGCATTGCGGGCAAACTCTCTCAGCAGAGAGGATATCTTGTTTCTTGCCGCCAGCGCGTCAAACTCCTCGTTCACTATCCGCACCGGCTCTATAAGCCCGTCGGTGTTCGCGGTGTTCGCAAGCGGCGAGGCCGTCACCTTCACGTTGTCCGAGGTTATCGTCGCCACGTCGAAGCCGACGACGCGCTTTATGAAGTTGAAAACCGGAGTCGGCAGACCGTTGGACTGTACGCCCTCCCACTGTTTGCCGATGTAGAAATTCTCGTTCACCCGCACCGTCTCGCGCAGGTTTATGTTGGAGTTGAAGCGTTCGGCCTCATCGTAAAGCCGCCAGCCGCTCTGCTAATCAGGCAGCTTTTTGCCGTAGAAAATATCAAACTGTCCCATTTATCAGCCTCGCTTTACTGCGTCCTTCATGCCGTAATTCATAATGCCGTTGATCCCCGCGAGAAACATCTGGTCAAGCGCCGCGTTGCCTCCCGCAGTGTCGCTCTCCAGCTCTTCGAGCCGTCTTTTTATCTCGTCAAGCTCGCCGCCCTTCTGCACCGAGACCTGTTTTTCAAGCTCTTCGAGCCGCGTGTTTAACCGCTCCTGCGCTCTCGCAAGGCGCGCCACCTGTTCCAGCATGTCTTCCTCTTCCGCTTTACCTGAGAGGCTGTGGTACAGAACAGCAAGCGCGCCCACGAAGACCACGGCAAAGATTAAGATAAGTGTGATAGTCAGCAATGTAATCTCCTTTTTCTTGGTGAGCCGGGAAGGAATCGAACCTTCTCCGCCGTCAGGCAGCTGATTTAGAGTCAGCCGCAATCCCATTCTGCCACCGGCTCATATACGCGCCTTACTTGAAGGCGCTCTCTCCGCCCACTCCCACAAGGTTTATCGTGAGCTTCCTCTCGCCGCCGGAGTCGGCAGGCCGGTCTATGTAGCCGCCGTTTGACGGCTGCTTCAGCGCATTGAGGCAGCCCTGCGCCGCCTTGTTGTCGCTGGTCATCTTCCGCACGAGGTAGCTTTCGCGCTTGTCCTTCGCCCACGAAAGTATCTCGCGGAACTCTTTCCCATCCGCGTTCTCGTCCTTGCAGTATTTGTCGAGGGTCTGAGCCGTAACGCCAAGCTCAAGCCTCATTCCCGCTTCGTCGGGGAAAATGCCTTCCGCCTCGCACTTCTCTATGTAGGCCTCGACAGCTGCCCTCAGCTTGTCAGGGCTGTCCTATTTTCTCTTCGGGCCGGGTTTTGCCATCGTGTCACCTCACAGTAAATATCTCGCGTCGGCACGGTCGCCGCACATGTAATGCTCGTAGCTGTCGCCGTCCTCGTACTCGTCGTCCTCCGGCTGAAGCTCCGGCAGGGCTTCGCCGCTTATGACCCGCGTCACGCAGAAATAACGTATTCCGTCAACGGTGTGGGTTATCTCGTGCGGGTCTTTCGCACAGTCGTTCGGGTTCTTGTCGTCCTGCTGTATCGCCTTCAGGTCGCTGATTGCTTTCTTGCACCCGTCGAAGAACATCAGCCCCGGCAGTCTGTCCGGAGCCTGCCCCGCGGGGTAAAGGCTTTGTACATAGGGGTCTTTCAGCGCTATCGGAGCCATCATGTCTTTCATGACCATGTGCCCCTGTACGCGGTTATTGTCGCTCCTCACGATGTTCACGCCATTCAGGAGAAACAGCTCCGCCATTGTCTTGCCGGTCTCTTTCTGCCGGTTCCACATATCGGGCGGCGCGTATGTCGCTATGATCTGCTCATTTGCAAGGGTGTGGTCAAGCGCAGCCTTCGCCGCGTCCTTTACTATCAGCCCCTCATGCTCAAACGAGCGGTAGCACCAGCAGCGCCCGTCCTCGTCCACTGCCCACCAGAAGCAGGCGAACATATCAAGACCGTAGTCAAACGAGCGGTAGCGTGTCCAATGCTGCGGTATCTTGAACGGAGCCGTCACGTTCCGTCCACTCAGCATTTCGGGGAAGTAGTTCCCGCCGATGCTGTCCCAGTCGCCGTCGCGGTAAGCGCGCCGCAGCTCCTCCGGCATCTGGGCAAGGTTCTTCAGGTACAAGGGCGAGGACTTGAGCAGGAATGTGTTGTCCTCCGCCTTTGCGAAGATGAAGGTATAATCGTCCGGATTCTCGTCCTCTTCGGGGTTCGCGCTTCGCTTGAAGTCCCTGTCGATGAAGAGCCGCTTGACCCAGGCATGACCTACGCCGCCGGGGTTGCACGTCAGGTACATCCGCTTCGGAATGTCGTTCACGCCTCGCAGACAGCCGCCGAGGAAGTTGAAGGCGCGCTCCGTAAACTGCGTTGCCTCGTCTATGAAAATCCAGTCGTATTCAAGGCCGTTGTACTCGTTGAAGCTCTCTTCTCCGCTCCAATGGCCGAATTTGATGGTTGACCCGTTTTCAAAGGTCATCAAGTGCGATGTGTTGTTGTAGCTGAACAGCTCCGGACTCACCATGCGCAGTATCGGCCGGATGTGGTTTTCCTCCAGCTCGTTATACGTCTTTCGCATTATGAGTATCTTTATCCCCGGATAGCCCACCAGCGCCGCGCCTATCGCCTTTATCCTGACGATATGCGTATTGTGCGTAACCGTGAAACCGTCTGCAATGTACAGCCGTTCCTCGTTATCCACGCTTATACAGGTGCACTCGGCCTCGCCGTCCGGCTCAATCGAAACAATGCGGCGCGTAACATCGCTTATGCCGCCGTTGTATGCTTTATCTTTGCACCTGTCGGCTTTGCGGGCGAGACGGAACAGCCGCTCGTTTGTTATCCCGCTGTCGGTCATACGGATATTCACTTCGTATGAAAGACCGCTTTTGCGGTTCTTTACTGCCACGCTGGCCTTCCCGCCGAGCGAGCGCACGAGATACTGCACATCGTCCGCTAGGCCTCGGTTGACAGAGCAATACGAGCAATGCCCACGAGTGTCGGCGTAACCGTCCGTGTCCATCAGCCCTTGCAGTATCGCAAGCCTGTCGTCTACGCAGCCATTCAGGTATATTGCCGGAATCCTCTTTGTATGGCTCGTTGCGCCAAGCAGCCCCAGAGAGCGAAGCCGCGATTGTATGCCGCGAACTCCGTACTGGTACTTGCCCTTCCACTTCACAATGTCGCACCCGTCGGCGAGCAGGTTTTCGTACAGCTCGTTATCCGCTATCGTCATCTGAACATTGCTCGTCGATATCGAACCGTCGCCAAGCAAAGCGCCCAATGTCTACGGCGGTATCGGAAGCTCGACCCTCGGCCACTCCACAGGGCTGCACAGCGGAATTACAACGCTCTGGTTACTTCTGAGCTTCCCCATCTGAACGAGTATCTGTTCTGTGGTGAGTATTTCCCACCTGCCGCGGGTATAGCGTTTGCCGTGCAGCTTGTACGGCTTGCCTGTTATCCTTGCTTTCCAGAGGTGTTCCCCCGAAACCCTTATCGTCCCGCCGTCGGCAAATGCGATCCTCCAAACCGGAATAACTCCCTGTGGATAAACGCCTGTCACCTTGCACGGCTTCCCGTCAGCCCCGATAACCTCGTCTCCGAGGCGGATATCTCCCATCGGCTTCCAACCGTCGGGAACACATATCGGCGTGTCGTTAGTAGTGGCCTTGCCGCCGCCCTTTGCTCCGCCGTAACAGGTGAACAGTGTGTGGCTGTCGAGGAATTCTTTCTGCTTCGGGTTGACCTCGCCCGGATCCCACTCGATATTTACATTTCCGTACGCTTTCTTCTTCAACCGCTTATCTCCCTGAAAAGAAAGTGAGCCACCGGCAAAGCACTTTCCAATGCTTCGTCAATGGCTCACGGCCTGTTCGGCTGGCGGCTTATAGCCTCACTGCCAGCTCTTATTTGCCCGCCGTCATTCCAGACGGAGCCGCAGCAGCTGCGCTGTGCGGAGCGGCTTCCTACGGCGCCGCTTCTTGATAGAAAGGAGAGCACGAACCTATGTCGCGTGTGGTAGCAGAGGCCGGAATCGAACCGACGTAGCCGGAAGTATGAGTCCCGGAGGAGCCCCAGCACTCTCTCTGCTATATGGAGCTGGCGAAAGGACTTGAACCCTCAACCAGCTGCTTACGAAGCAGCCGCTCTTCCATTGAGCTACACCAGCTTACACAAGGGGCGGCATTGTCCGCCCCTCCGCAGTGCGGGAAAGTGAAAGGAAGAAAGACTCCCCCGCAGCCTACGTCACAATTTTACACGCACCGGCATCTTGCAGTCACGCCCTCGGCAATAGAGAACTATCCCCTTGCCTACCGCGCCATACTCAGCCCGTCCGAGCTTCGCCCTGCATTTCGGACACATGATCCATCCGTCCTCTACCAGCGCTTCCGCAGAGGGCTTGCAATTTTTTCTCGCCGCCTTTTCCAAAGACCCTACCCCCTGTTTTCTCCTACCCCACCCCATTTCGGGAAGCTCCTCTGAAACGTGTGTGGTATATATACGCCCCTCTCGGCGCGCGTACCCGCCCTTTTTCCGCCACCCCCAGAGGGCAGCCAAGCCGGGAACGCCTGCATCTGAAAGCACACGCACACCGCGCCCGCCCTGCCTTATTGCCCCGCGCACCGCCTGAGCCGCCCGCCCGCCTGATTGAATGATAACAGGCAGACATAAAACAGCCGGAACACCGCACGCAAGCACAGCCAGGCACACAGGCGGCACTCTCTTTTATACACTTCAGGCATTTTGTCTGACACTTTGGTTCGCATAATAGGTATTGTGCGAACTTCGCGCCGCTCATTGCCTCTACGCTCCCAATATATCGCCACATTACACAAACGTCAAGTGAAAACTTTGTGCAATTGTCACAATAGCCGAAAACGCGCCCAAAATGTCAACGCCTGCCCTCCCGCGCGCGCGACCTCCCCTTATAGTTTGTATATCTTTGCTCCCCCTCC